TTTTGTTGAAAAGAGGTGGCCGTTGGCGCACACGTAACGCCGGTATGTTGACCCATTTGCACGCTGTCGAGTCTCTTTGACCTCGCACCAACCATTGCATTCGGGGCAGTTCATAAATCCATTTCCAGCCAGCGGGCAATGCGTTGCCACAGCGTCTTTGGCCTGGCCAATAACGCTGTTTGCAAAAGCATCATGTCACGGCCAATATCCGCAGGTCGTACTGGGGGCTTGTAATGCAGGCCAATCTTGACCTTGCCGGTGTTATAAATCATTTTACAAGCACCTTTCGGCCATCACGATAAAACAGCCACCTACCAACGCGAGATGGAAACGCCAAGTTTTCCTCGCTACCCGCTCGAACAGGAGTTGAGCTAAAGTCCCGTGGCTCAAGCGTAGATTTAAAGTTTCCCGTGTAGCGTTGCGTGTTTACATTTCCATTGGTACTCATTTGCTCAACTCCAAAACAATCAAACCCGCAATAGTAACGGCTATCGCGACCACTGCACCCAGCTCAAACCATGAGCCTACACCTAGTGTTTTTAGTAAATTATTCATTTCTGTCTTTCTCAACGTCATGTTGCTCACTTTCCCAGTCTTCACGCTCTTGACGAGCCTCTAGGTATTCCTCGTATTCGTCTTGGCTTTCAAAGTTCATTTTTTTCTCCTAGTAGGGGGCCGAAGCCCAGATTATTAATGTTGATTAACGTTTGCTTTGCAGGTTTCTTGTTTTATCTCTTGCATTGTGTCAAAGCCTCTAACGCCTTCTTTGTCGCCATCTTCAAAGTGCCAGCCATCCGCAAGTGTCACGATGATACTGTTGCCGATGTCGCGCTCATCATCAATGTGTGCAATCCAAGGACGTTGGGCTATTAGTTTTTTGGTCATTTTGCTTTCTCCTGTTTGGTTGGTATGTGTTTATTATACACACAAATACAAGCCAAACAGAAGGTTTATTAAGTTATTTTTTTAGGTGTTTACCCTATTGCTTTTTTGAGCAAAAACACGATTTGCGCAGTCAACGAGCGCTCATTTTGTTTTGCAAGGGAAACCAGTTTGGTGTGCAGTGGCTTTGGTACGCGCAAGCTGACGTACTCTTTAAGTTCTTTTTCCATTATTTACCTTTATTGAAACCAGATTAGCGTGCCGTGTACCCAAGCGATTGGGAACAACAGCGCACCTGCTATTAAAAAGCCCCACGAGCCATCCAGCAAGCAGGTGATGATATGTGTAAGCCACGCGGATATTATCCATGCGGCAAATATGTAAGGCCACATGTCTACCATTAAAACGGCAAATCGTCATCAAGCATTGGTTCTGCTTGTGGTGTTTGACGTGGTAGTGTTTGGCGTGCTGGCGCTTGCTGCTGGTCTTTGGGTTGGAAACTGAACGACATAAACTTCGTGCCGTTTGCACCAGTCTTTAGCCATGCGCTCATCCACATCTCAACACCACCGACCATGCATCCGCCTTTGTAGTCTGGGTGGTTTTCTTTTTCTTTGCGGTCATTTTTGAAAAGTGAGCCAGAGTTGTCGCGTTGTTCATATGCCATTTGATTAGTCCTTGATTTAAAAAAAGTTATTTAAGTTTTGCCGTTAAGTCTGAAATTTTATTTTTGACCTAAGCTCACTATCCACTCCTCAATCAGCGCCCCAATGGTTGTTCCCTCGGTTGCTGCCCTGACTTTCAATGCCGTGTGTAACTCTATCTTGATGTTGGCATTAAGCCGTGTAGTTTGAACTTCAGGTTGCAAAACTGTTGATTCCATTTTTTGCTCGTATGTCATGATTATTCCTCTGTGGTTAAAAAATATTTTGCAAACGTTTTACTGTTTTTTGTGACGTATTCTGTCTCTATGACCATCCCCTCTTTGCGTAACTTATGGATTAGAGCAGCCAGCCTAAAGCACCCGTATTGATTCAAAGCCTGCAACGGCGTGATTGACTTGCCAGACATTAAATCTTTTTGGATTTGATAAATTGCACTCATAACGCCTCCATTGCAGCTTTTAGCTTGACTACTTTTTTGTTTAACTCCTCAATAAACCGTGTTATTTCCAACTCCATCTCTGCAATAAAAGCATCGTCGCGGTCTACGCGCACCACCAACATCTGAGCTTTTTCAGGCATTCGCGGGTCGTAAATAACGTAGTCGCACCACTTGCGCTGTGTACACGCCATCTGCATTTGCATTTGGGTGTTGTACTTGTTAGCTACTGGATTCTTGTCGTCCGCCCACTTCAACCAAGCCTCTAGTGCGGTGTTGGTGTTTGGGCATTTAATCTCAACCAGTCCATCTTTGCCAACCAGGCCATCAGGTGAAGCTCCACAGCCTGCAATTGTCGGATGGAGTATGAACCCTACTTCGTCAACCAAAACGTTCGCCTTAGCCTCGTATGCTGCGCGTGCAAAAGGTTCTTGCTCATTACCCCATGCCATCGATGCGTTGCTGTAAGACTCCTCGCGCTGGCCGGTAACTAACTCACACACTAATTGCGCAATGTAGTTGTCGCGGCTGGCTGAGTAACCCGACTTGGTTTTAGCCATGAGGTCAGCTACACGGCTGGCAGTAACTTGGCCAATTCGAGTAGCAAACCATTCTGGCGTGCCTTGTTCGCTCATGCTGACAACTCCTCTTTGCGTTGGTTCTTTGACGCAATAACGTGAGCCTTGGCTGCATCGTCTGCGCCACAAAACTTGATTGCCTCGGTGTAAACGTTCTTTAGGTCATCAAGCGTTTGAGCGTGTGCAACGCTGTTAAGCGCTATATTTAAATCTTGTTCGCTGATTTGATTTACTGCAAGTTGCTCTTTTTCAGGCAAATCTTCGCCAGCGTAGATATACAAGCCCAAACCATGCAGGCTAAGTGCCTTGGTCATGCAACGCATAATTGCTGTGTTGACAGCAAAAGCATCAGGGTTTGGTATGGCCTTGTTTTTGTAGTCCATTACCGGAAGTTGGCAGGTCATTGGCTTGTCAAATATAGTCACTGTCACCCAAACCATTGCAGTGCCGTTTATGTCCATAAAACATTTGTCGCCAAACATTTCAACTTTGAATGTAGCCTTTTGGTCAGCTTTCAAAGCCTCAGCCCACGCCCAAGCCCAAGAAAGGTAGGATAGATTGTTCTTTTTTTCAACGTGGTCGTTGACGTTGGTTTTAAGTAGGTTTTCTATTTTCATTTGATTTCTCCTAGTATGCGATTTTAATTTCGTCAAAATCTTCTGCGCCAAGAGTCAACTCCTGGCCGTTGATTAAAATTGTTGTCTGGTTGCCAGACTCCATTAACTCCTCTAGCTCAAGCATTGCGTCGATGTACGCGTCACTGAGCTTGCTGACCAAAGACGCTATTTTTTCAGCGCCTTGGTGGTTTACTGAGTAAAGTTGTTTCATTTTGCTTTCTCCTGTTTGTGTTGCTGACGAGGTTATTTTAACGCAGAAAAAACACGTTTTATCTAGGTGTTTACCCCTATTTACGAAAATAATTTCCTGTACTCACAATTGAGCATATTTGGAGGAAATATGAATGAGTTGGCTTTATTCGCAGGCGCTGGTGGAGGAATACTTGGGGGAAAACTTCTTGGATGGCGAACAGTCTGCGCTGTTGAGTGGGAGCAATACCCAGCAAGCGTACTGTGCGCCAGGCAAAATGATGGGCTTCTCCCGCCTTTCCCGATTTGGGATGACGTACAAACATTTAGCGGAAAGCCGTGGCGAGGAATTGTTGACGTTGTATCTGGCGGGTTTCCATGCCAAGACATTAGCGCAGCAGGAAAAGGCGCAGGAATCGACGGTGAGCGCTCAGGAATGTGGCGAGAAATGGCACGCATCATTCACGAAGTACGACCCAGATTTGCGTTTGTGGAAAACTCACCAATGCTCACTTCTAGGGGACTTGGAACCGTTCTCGCAGACTTGGCCGCAATGGGGTTTGATGCGCGATGGGGAGTGCTGGGAGCAGCGGACGTTGGAGCAAACCACCAGAGGGACAGAATCTGGATTGTTGCCAAATGGCGTGGACAGCTTTCACACGCCCAACACGACAGGATTAGACGGTGGGAGCAACAGCAGAAAAGCGCTCAAAAAAAGGCAAGAAAAATGGCCTACACCGAACGCCAGCGACAACAGGGACAGGGGCAACATGAGCAACCCATCGATTCAGCGGAGGATTGCGATTGGGAAGCAGGTGGGATTATCAGTGGCAGTCAAACCAGATTCAACGGTTACTGGGACACTGAACCCGATGTGGGTAGAGTGGCTGATGGGGTGGCCGCTAGGTTGGACAGACTTAAGGCGATTGGAAATGGACAAGTCCCACTATGTGCCGCAACAGCCTGGCAAATTTTAAGCAAGGATATTTAAATGAATCAAACATTAGAAAACTACATTGAAGACCTTGAGGCGCTACTGAGCCGCAAGCCCACAACGGACGAAGCGGCTATACACTGGCTACACGCTGTCATTGCTGACGCGACAACTGCGCGATACAAGCTAATTTCAGAGCTTTATCCTGTGGGTTGCAGTGACTAATAAAAACGCAGAAAAGCGTTATAATGAATGCACACGGCTAGGCTACGGGGTTGCTCCTGTTGCCGAAAAGCGTATCTGGTACACGCCT